CTTCGGAACGGGTTGGACTGCTGACGGGTATATCATCGTCGAGGGCGGTTACCGCTTCGATGAGACCGGAACATGGGAGAACTTGCCCGTAGCGTGGAACCATGCAGACCAAAACCCAGACGCCTATGTTCAAGGAACCACCACCGATGCGATAGAGCTGAGAAGTGCCTTCTCGACCTCGGCTACTGGCTATGACTCAGAGGTTATCACGTGGCAATCTGATGCGTTCATGATCGTACCGCAGATGACCAAGAAACTCACAAGGATTCAGACCGATTATGAGGAACTGGTTTACCGCTCTGGATTCCAAGGAGTACGGCGTTGGGACTTCTCATTCACGGGCGAAGAGCTTGATTGTACTTCTGAGCCAATAGACCCCGGCACGACTTCAAGCGTATACACAAACACTTACCCAAGCAAAACCGAGATTCTTGCCAATGTGAGGGACACAACCCACGCTCTCGAGGATGTATTCGGCGTGACCACCTACTCACCCGCCGGAGTATCTTATCAACGCTCATGGGCGGGTCAATTCTCTTACGGCTCCGATGGGGCAAATTCACGCTTTGGGGTTGACCAGTACGATACCGCCAACCTACCTCCCTATCATTCGTTCGGAGGTGCTCAAGGGTGGAGGTCTAACTTCATGGCGTGGACTTCTCCGGGCTGGCTAATGTGTCCTTGGTTCCCTCCAAATACCGCTTCTACCTCCGTTCGGTGGGACTTGCTTGGAGCCGATTCCGACATTGACTATTGGTTCAAGATTCGCCAGCAGTACGGTTATCACCCATCACTCCCTAGCGGTGAGAACACACTTCACCGCATAAACGTTGAGAGTGATTTAATCAATCAGAACGCCTTGAACGGGGTAACGCTTGCCGCCTTCGACCTTCCTTGTTGGTGGGGCGTATCTCGAACAAACATCTTGAATCAATCGGACTGGCTGACCTCGGTTACCACAAACGCAAGTACCTCCTCTCGCTGGTCTTTCTGGGACGGAACCTCAGCGGGTGTCGGCTCGGTGACGGCTACTGATGTCACCTTGACAACGGGTGATGCTATTGAGTTCGCAATGGCTTCATACACGGTTTACCCGTTCATGTACCCGACCGTCTGCGATCGTATCGCCATTAACTGGACAGACCCAAATATTGCTACCGTGAATTGCTATGCGGTTGGCTATGATAACGAGAAGGTTCTAATTGGCTCGACGGTAGCAACGCACCGAATACCAGCGGGGAGAGCTTCTAAGTGGGCAACAAGTGGCGGTCAAGACTTCGGGGCGGGATACCTTACCGATGAGTACCAACGGGTCAAGAATCCCAGCAGTAAGGACATCTCAGCAACCGTAGCGAGCGATGTAAACCTCATCACCAACTATGCCCTCTTGCCCGGCTTTGCTTGCTCGAAGATTCGCTTTGAGATTACACGGGTCAACCCAGCAAACCCCGTAAGCATTAAACACCCGACCTTCTACCTCGCACCGATTGAGGACGCTAAGGTGTTTTACGAGACGGGCAGAATATCAACACTTCTCTTCGCTGATGGAAACGCTATCAGATACGGAACTCTGAGCTTCTTCAACTACACCACCAAGGCGGCCATCTCTACCCCTCTTCCCGCTGACATTGAGTATGCCCCGACCATTGGAGATTGCTGGGCTTTTGAGAATTGCTTCTTCCGAGCAAGGGATGCCCTTACCGACCTCTCGACAAGGCTCGCTGCTGAGTTTGTTCTTAACGAGGAATATACGATCGTTAAGCACCTCTGGACGAACCCCGATGATGAGATCACAAGTATCTCTGGAGTTTGGTACGGTGATAACTCCCCGGTCTTTTGGTATGGCAATACCTACCGCTCTATCCCGCCAATGAACCTCTTCCCAGAGAAGGAGAGAACGAAGGCGGCAGATTGGCTTCCAACGGGTACGAGAATGAGCCAGATGGTGAGCTATGCGACTGGCAAGCACCCGTTCATTGTTCCCTCGACAACTACCGCCCCAGAACTCAAGCTCGGAGCGGGAGCCAACTTACTAACGCCAGTAACCTCGGTGACGGGTTGGAAAGTTTCGAGTTGGTCACCCACGCCGAATAACAATGAGGGGTATGACTATTCGCTCTGGTGGAGCGGGGTTGAATGGATTAAGGTACGACCGTGGCGGGGCTTCTTTAACGTTCTCGACTTTCTTTCTCACGGTTGCCGACTGAGTGCAGATATAGACTTTGCAAGCAATGTCCATGTAAGAGCGTTCGCAGACAACGCCGGGAACGTCCTCATATACAAGGCGGACAATACCCTTGCGTTTAGCTTGGTAAATACGTTGGCTCTAAATGCCACTTCCGCCTCTATCCGCATTGATCGTCAATCCAACGACCAGAAGTTATACCTAGTGGTCGAAGATGAACCAGATATTAAACTCTATGTCGGCGACTCAGCCGAAGGAACCTTTACACTCATGAGAACAATAGCAACGGGCAAGAAGCCTATTATCGTTATCGGGCGGGATGGGAACCGCTATATCTATTGGCTTGATGGTACTTCAATCAAAGGTGAGAAGACAGACCGAGCAGACACTATTCTCGCCACGGGCTTTACGGTGGTTGCGTCCGGCGTAGATGATGAGTGCATGGCGGTGGATGAGGACGTGTACGATGGCGGGAAGCGGCGGTTAGTCCTCTTCGATGTTGAGAGTGGGAGTGTGATTCAACGCACCTCAGAAGACGGCGAGACCTTCATATAACCAATTCAACTCTTTAGAACGTCTTAATGGTAAAGATATGGCAAGTGTAAATAAAATAATTGATGGTGGCTTTAGTAACATCATTCAGACAAGAGCACCTTTCGAGAGTGTTGAGGGAACTTGGAACCCCGTGATGACCTCGCCGGGTGGCACTCTTAACTTTAACACCTCAATAGTGAGTGGATATTACCAAAAAGTCGGCAACCTTGTACATATCTCATTCGCCTTTAGCGGAAACGGTTTTAATCCAAACGGGGAGAGCGGCAACTTGCAAGTTGGTGGGCTTCCATTCCCCATTGGCTCGGTCGGTGATGGCCCTCCCTCTCTTGGCGTTGCTTATTCAACCACCGATACTATCGACTCTTGTGCGGCGTGGGCAAACGGCTCGGTGCTCAACCTTATTCACAATCATACTTTCGTCAATGTCTCGGTAGTAGGCAATGGTTCAAACTTCACCGTGTACGGCTCTCTGAGCTACTGGGTGGCAACAATATAAGTTCTCTCACGTCTTTTAAGTAAAGGTCTCTAACTCATGGCATATAACAACGTAGCAAAGCGAAACTCAGTCACCGTCGATTCGACAACTCCTATCAAGATTTTTGACACCAACACTGCTACCCGAATTGGTTGGCGGGTGGTCTTGCCTACTTCGATCACGGCGGGAGTGGGCGTTCGCTTCCAAGTACAAACCGCTGGGTCAACCGCTCCAACAAAGGCTGATATGCTTCTTGGTTGCTCGGCTAGAGGTGAAGCGGGAGCATTGGTGGTAGATGGAGCTTCCTCTTCTCTTGACATCTACGCCGTTCTTGAGAGCGGTGCATCTATCACGCTCAAGGGCGAGGAAATCTTAAGTTAATGTTTCAACCCGATTTAACGCAAGTTGAGTACACGTGGCAACCAGCGGGAGTTACTAAATCTAACACTTTCACGGCTCAAAATATTTTTGTATCGCCGACGACGACCACCGCTGGGGCGGTGTTTCAAGCAACTGGAACTATTTCGGCTATTCCTACAGTTGATGCCAATGCCATTGCACTGTTTCAAGGCACTGAAGCAGTGGTTTCACACGTCATGTGGGCATCGTCTGGTGCTCCAAACCATGTATATTTCAGACGCAACAATGGCACCTATGCATCACCGACAGCTATTGCAAACGCTGATATTTTAGGTAGTGTTCAATGGCAAGGGCGAGGTGCGACAACCTTTGGCTCAACTGTTCAAGCACAAATCCGTGCAGTAGCAAATGAGAATTTTACGGATTCATCAAAAGGCACAAGGCTTGAATTTTATACGACTTTAGCGGGAACAAATTCATCAACGTTATCATTGTCAATGATTGGTGGATTTGCTTCATTCACTGGACAATGCGTTGCGACAAGCTATCAACTAGACAATAGTGCTGGAACCACCAGAACAATTTTCTTCAGAACATCTAGTTCTACACGTTGGACTTTTGTAGCAAACGCAACTGCTGAAACTGGAAGCAATGCCGGGAGCAATTTTGAAATAAGCAGATGGTCTGATACACAAGTATTCCTTGGATTTGTGATGCAAGTCACACGTTCAACTGGTGACATTACCTTTAACGGTGGTGGTGGCATTACATCCTTTGCAGCCAACAAAATACAGATTACAACTGCTCAAACCCCAGCGACTTCTGCGGCGGCTGGTAACGCTGGCGACATCGCTTGGGATGACACTTACCTCTATGTCAGAATGTCTACGGGTTGGCGACGAATTGCTCTTGGAGCGGCGTTCTAAGGAGTAAAATAAAGTCATGGTCAAACTAGAACTTACCACCGAACAAGCTCAACTACTCGTTACCGTTATTGATTCGGCACCTTTCAATGGAACGGTGGGACAAGCAAACGAGGTGTTCAACGCACTTCAACAAATTCTCGACATTCGCAACCAACTGGTTGCACAACCAAAGGAAGAAGAAGATGGCTCTTGAAATTAAAATTGAAACAGCGTTTGGCGTAGATGTCATGTACCATCGGCTGGTTGAAGTTCACTACGACTTCAGAACCAAGGCTGGCAATGCGGTACTTGCTTGCTACAAGGACAAGGCAGCGAGAACGGCAGACAAAGCACCTCTCACCAATTACTCGGTGGTGCTAAATGATGTTGTTGATCTCGACGCTGAAAATGTTTACAAGGCAATCAAGCTCGACGAGAACTTCGCCAAAGCGAAAGACGTTTAACAACTTCTCTCATATCCTCTACCCCAGCCCTCTTCGGAGGGCTTTCTATTTTACGAGGCTCAGATAAACGGAACCCCACCTTTTAAGGGGTGGGGCAATGACCAACACAAACAAACGCTTTCAACACGTTCAATAAGATTATACGATACTTTAGAGCATATCGACTTCCATATCTCGGACATCTATGTAAGCATTGTTGCGAAGTACACGCTCGACCTTCTTCGAGTCCTTCCAAGTTAGGCTCTCACGGTACTCAACTTGGGGCAGAATATCCCCGTAGTGGTTGCTCACCTTGAGGATACAATCCACATCTTCAAGCCCTATGAGAATAGAAAAGCCAACGCCAAGAGCCTTGCCCGTGGCTACCCCTTGCTTCATCTTCTCCTCGGTGATGATATAGCTTCCGTACTTTTGCAACTTCGCTAACTCCATATCTCGGCACTTCGCCTCAAATACCGTTTTAATGATTCCGTTCTTGGTGAGAATCCCGTCGAGCGGGGCATACTCAAAAGATGAGGTAGCGGCCTCCATTCCGTACCTCTGGGCCACTCGCTCAATCATCTCATTCTGCCTCTTGATGTTGGCGACTTGTAGCGGGCTATCGCCTCTTATCACGCTTCCGCTCCTTGTAGGTGGCAATGCCTAGGTAGAAGACGATCACAAACACAAGGCACTCAATGGCGAGGGAGCCAAACAGCAAGGTAAGTTTCTCGGCTTGTGTCCACGCTTGTTCTTCATTCATACTCCCAACCCTCTCTCATTGCGACCGCTACCAAGTCATTGCCCGTGATAATATCGAGGCTCTCTTTGGTGCTGAACTTCGATAAGCCAAACATCCCGCCAACGTGTTGCTTATAACTTTGAGGGTAGTCCCCGCTGATGTTATTGGCTCGGTAGTCGGTGTTAAGATTGAGCCAACCAAGGGCTTTCAATGCCCTCAAGTAATCACTCATTCTTCTCCAAACTCCTCTACCGAAAGAAAGGCAAACGATAGGATGAAGAAAGCTACTAGGATAAAGACCAAGATGCCAAGGACAATCTTCATTTCTTCTCCTCCCATTCCCATCCAAGGAGCAGTCGTGCCATGCTTCGATGTAACCAGCTTGGTTTAGCCTTAACACGAACGTGGAACGACTTTGTGATTACCCATTTGCCAACGTACGGAAACCAATTTATTCCATCTATATCTTTGTTTGAATAGGTGATTGGTTCAATCGGTTGCCAATTCATTTCTTCTCCTCCGCTGGTGGTTCTGTCTCCCATATCCAACCATTATCGGTTGGTCGCAATATTCCTAAAATCTTCATTCCTCCTCCCATTTTGTATACGTTTCGGGGATTTCCATTTCTCTCCATTCAGACATAACTTTGTGCCAAAGCCCAATAGGTATACAATTGGTTGACATGGTTGTTCCCGCACATTGAGATTCAAAACCAGCTTCATTCCCGTCTGCATCATGCCAAGGTGCATCACCCCAACCAAATAAATGATTCATTATCACTTCGATGGTAGGGTCTTTTAATTTAGGTGATTTTAACCAAACTTCATACCATGCAAGCGAAGTGGCACACTTAAATTTTTTACCGCACCATTGACATTCTACTTCCATAAGCAGAACCCAATCATTGTAGATTTCGGCGGTGTCTTTTGGATTGAATTCGTAATACCTTGGAACTCCGTGTTGGTCAATCCAGTTTGGTGTTCCAAGTTTTTCTCTAATATCTTTGTAAAGTGGGTACATTATTCCTCATCCTCCAAGATTTCAACGCAACGGAACTTTGCCTTCTTGTTATTCTGGTAAGCAAACCCATCGTCTAAGCAATACAACGGATGCCACTTCCCATCGTACATAACAAACGTTGCATCAAACTCAATCGGCTTCGGCTTAAACTTCCGAAGGCATCTGATGCCAAGGGCGAAGAATGCCTCTTGTGGAATGTTTGCCCATTTGTTTTCACCTACTAAAATGTCAATCCAACCGAAGTCGACAGAACGTTCAACTAAGCCGTCTCTTTCCTTTATCTCAACAACGCACCCATTGATTTCAACGTGGGTAGCAACATCAAGACTACATTCTTCCCATTGAATCATCTAAACCACTTCCGCAATGCTTGCCAGAAGCTCGTTCTAGGCGTCTTAACTGCCTCCCCCTTATCGGAAGAGGGAGTGCCGAATAGAAGGTCAGAGAGGCTCATAACTTCCCCGCCCTCCAAAGATTGTCACAATGGCTATAAAACTCACTCTTGAACAGCTTAAGTGTATCACTAAGCTCCTTCTTATATCCAACGCCCTCTTGATGACAACTGATAAGCCACGCCTTGAGCTTGCAGTAGTCAGCGGTAGCAAGTGCAAAATCCTCGTCATCATGACTACAGTTCAAAAGCACCCAGTACCGCAAGAAGCCTTCTACCACTTCGGGCGAGATCGTGAGTACCTCGGTGTTCTCAACAGCCCCCGAATCTCGGAGGCTAACGAATGTCGAGGTATCGGTGAAGTCTCCCTCGGTGTACCGCTCAATGTGGAAGAAGAAGTTCATAGTGACACAACCTCAAAGCTCTTACCAGTTGCGACCTCAAAGAAGTCACGGGCAAAGGCTTGAACCAAGGCAATTTGAACGAATGACAATTCTGGTGGGAGGCTAATAAACCAATTATTGTTCAAATTGTCTGGAGTGCCGGGGATCTTCCATTTTTGAATGTTTAACCATTCTTCAAACATTTCTTGAGTCAAAGAAGGCATCTCTGTAAGGTCTTCCCAGTCAAACATGGCGAGAGGGTCATTCATAAACTCGTCCCACTCCTTGAGGTCTTGTTCAGCCGATAAGCCGTCACCCGTGTACGGTGGCTCACCGCATCCACTTTCTGAGTTGAAGTACCCGCTATGTGATGAGTGGTCACCGTGTTTGGCAGTGTGGTCTGTCTCGGTGAGAATTGCGTCCCACGCTTCCTTCAGTTTGAGTTGTTTTTGTGTCATTTTTGAAACCTTGTCAGCCGTTGCCGACAGAAATAGTATATCAGCAATTATTCCACTTTGCACAAAATTATTCAAAATTGTATAAAATTGTGTATACTAGGCTCATGGTTAGAAAAGACCAAATAGCAGAAGAGGTACTGAGGTTACGGGCGTTGGGTGTACCAGCGGTTCGTATAGCTAACGATCTCGGCATCCATCGGAACACGGTGGGAAACATCGTTAAACGAACCACCGAACAAGAACAATCAGAAGAGCAATCTTCACCGACCAACTAACAAACAATGAGCCAATACAACATAATTGACAACCTCTTAGTAGACACCGAGACCGGAGAGGTTCTTGGGAACGCCATCTCGGACGCTGGGGAAATCAGCAGCCAAACCGCACTCGAAGCCATCCTTGAAAAGATTGCAGACGTAGAAGGACGCTTGGCCGCTCAACAGTTAAGACACCAAGCCATTCTGGAGAACTGCCGAAAGCTCGAGGTACGCACCGCTTCATACCTTGCCTACCTCAAAGCACAATACGAACCGCATATCGAGGCATACGCCAAGACCAGACTTGAGGGGCAGAAGTCCAAGACATTGACCACGCCGTTCGGCTCGGTCTCCTTCCGCACCGTTCGAGGTGGGTTGAAGGTAGTAGACCCAAGCCTTGCTCTCGACTACGCTCAACTCAATGGCTTTACCAACGCAATCAAGGTTACCGAGTCATTCCAGATTAGCAAGCTCGACCCCGCTCAAAGAGAACTAATTGAGGCAAAGATGCCAGACGGCTTCGAGTACTCACCCGACCGAGAAGCAATGAGCATTAAGGTGATGGCATGAGATTGGCATTAAAGGTTCTCAAGGTGAGCCAGTCCATCGGGTGCGTTGAGAAGAACGGACTCAATGCCCACTTCAAATTCAAGTACCAAGCGTGGGACGATGTTTTGCTAGCAGTCAGAAATGCTTGCGTTGAGCATGGTGTTCAGATTACGCCAAACTTGCTTAACTATATCAAGCATGATGCCCAGCACGTAGTTGTAGAAATGAAGTTCACCGTTAGAGATGCTGAGTCAGACCAGCAAGACGAGTTTGTTTGGTTCGGCGAAGCAAAAGGAAACGATGACAAGTGTATACAGAAGGCTATCACCTCATGCACCAAGTACGCCCTCTTAAAGTACTTCATGATTCCGATTGTTGATGACACCGACCCAGACGGTGACGCCCCGAAGAAAGCCAAGGAAGAGCCAACCAAGGTAGACCTTCCCTCCGCTCGCTCGGTCTTCACTCGAAAGGTTTACAATGACTGGGTGAGCATCGGAGGGACACTGAGCCAGTTTGAGCAACTCAAGACCAAGCTGGCAAGCATCAAGTTCCCGACCAAGGCGACCGACCTCATAAACCATGCAATGGCAGAAGAGGGATGTACGACCGTCGAGGAAGTTTACCGATGGATAGCCAGCACTCACAAGGAACTTACCCACCCGTTCAAACTTGAAGATTAAACTAGTTGATGTAGTAGACGGCGAGGCACTCTTTATTGTAAGCTCCCAGACCACTTGGGGGCTTAGCTACGAAGTCTTCATAAACCAACACGGGCAGACCACTTGTGAATGTATGGACGCAAGCTGCCGAAAGAAATCACCTCACTTCGTTGACCTCATACAAGGCAACAACAACCACGCTTGCAAACATATGCGAGCAATAGCAAAGGAACTAAGAAGCAATGAGCCTCAATAGGATAACACTCGTAGGGCGTCTCACGAGAGACCCAGAACTCAGAACCACCTCGACCGGAAAGGATGTCGTGGAGTTCTCTATCGCCGTCAATAAGCGGATTAAACCTCAAGAGGGAGCGGACGCCGACTTCTTCCGGGTCAAGGCTTGGGGGCAGACCGCCGGCTACGTTGGGGAGTATATCGGTCGTGGCAGATTGGTAGCAGTAGACGGCCGTCTGGAGTCCCGCAAGTACACCGACAAGGACGGCAATCCTAGGGAAATCGTGGAGATCGTGGCAGATAATGTAAACGCCCTCGACCGACCAAGAGATGACGCCGAACCAAGGCAAGAAGCAAGAGGCAAGGCAAAGCCCGCTCCAGATGCCTATAATCCCTTTGAGGATGAGGATTGATGCAAGAAACCAACCTCTTAACCGAGAAGGTTCAAGAGCTTGAAATTGCTATGAAGAACTCAACATGTGTAGAGGCTATGGCGATGGCGGGAGTGCTGACAGCGACTAAAAAGAAGCTGGCCGGAACTACCACGGGTATCAACATTAACCCCGGCAGATTATCACCTCAAGACCGAAAGGTGGAGAGTTTACGGATGAAGGAGCATTGGAATGGATGTACAAGCATTGATGACCTCTGAGCAATCGGTGGCGGTTCCCATGCCACCAAGCACGAACACTCTCTTTATCAACATTCCCGGACGTGGACGGGTGAAGAATGGTAAATATCGCACTTGGCAACTCGAAGCTATCCCAATCTTGAGAACCAGCCTTGAGCCAATCCAAGGAGCAGTTAAGATGCACTACCACCTTACGCTTGGAACCTCTTTCAGAGGTGACATCAGCAACCGCATAAAAGCCCTTGAGGATGCGGTGGTTGAGGCGGGAATAATCGAAGGTGATACTCATCGGATCGTGAGCGAGATTCTGATAACCAGAGATTATATCTCTGGAAAGAATTCGTATATCATTCTCAGAATTGCGAAAGCTGGGATATAATAAGGGTGGCTCCTTGGGGCGGCGGTTTATCCTTCGACCAATGCCCCGAACAAAGCCAAAAAACTCAAGGGTGGAAGCTCGAAGTAGCTCCGAGCGGAAGCCCTTAAGTGAGCTACATCATGAGAAAAGATAACCTAGACGCCAATGCGTCATTAAAAACATCTACTCCTATTGGCTGGTACAAATGGTACAGCCGTGACTTCTGGGCATCTATGACCGTTCGGTCAATGTCACCAATAGCCCGAAGCATTTACCGTGACCTCCTAGACGTTCAGTTTGAACATGGTTGCCTTCCACCCAAAGAAAGATTCATGCGGGCTTTGGGATGGTCTGAAACAGACTGGCAAGAGTTCGAGCCATATCTTGAAGAGTGCTTCCCTAATGGCATGAATCCAAAGATGGATGAGATTCGCCAACAAGCTATTGAGGATCGTGAGAAGCAAATACGAGCCGGAAAGAAATCGGGTGAAGCACGTTCAAGCATGGGAAAATCTGAACCTAAAACGAACAACCGTTCAACGGATGTTCAACGCACGTTCAACGGATGTTCAACGGATGTTCAACAAGTGTTGAACCAAACAGAAACAGAAACAGAAACAGAAACAGAAACAGAAACAGAAACAACTAAAGTTAAGAAGGATGCTGACGCACCTTCCTCTCGAAAGGGAAAGGTTGATTTTCTCTCTTTGGCTCAAGAGGCGGGGTTCGAGGATGATATGTTCTTGAAGGCATGGAGTGAGTTTGTCGAGCATCGAAGGGAGATTAAGCACCCCATGAGCGAACGTGCAGCCAACTTGATTCTTGCCAAGCTCAAGAAGTTTTCGGTGGAGATTGGGGTGGAAGCCATCAACCGCTCAATCTCTAGCGGGTGGCGGGATGTATTTCCAGAAAAGGCGAATATCCAAACTAGGAAATCAAAGCCATTCGGGAAACCCTCAAGGCTCGGCTCGGCTCTTGAATACTATTCGGACAACTTGGAAGAGATTCGGGCCACCAAAGCCATTGATTCTGATATTATTGATGCGGAGATCGTGAGCTGATGCAGAAGAATAAATACACCAAGGATTGTCTTTACGTTATCTGCCTTCTGGTAGATGGAGGCTTCAATACATACGGCGGGTTTACGGGTGAGCAACTTGAGGCGAAGGCGTTAATCTACTCGACGATACTTCTTGAAGATGCCGACATGGATAACGAGATTATCAAGTTAACGGGCATGAGGTACTTGAAGGGCGAGGTAACGGTATACCGTGATGGTTGCCACGTTCCAGTATCCCACGACTTCCCAACGGCTCCCGAATTCTACCAAGCGTGTAAGCAGACGTATTCAGCTCTCTATCGGAACATCGTTATTGGCGAGACCGAGCGAGACGGTATACCATACGCTCATACCCTCAAGGTGCGTCGAGACCTCGACCCGAACACTTTGGACATGATGGTTAAGAATGAGCGGCGGCGGCTTGGCTTGAGGATTGATGAGAAGTCCAAGCCACTGAGCCACGATCAAGAACGCAAAGCCAGCGAGATAATTCGGCGGGTGTTTGGTGACGCTCCCAAGCTCAACAAGGACGGGCAAGAATGAGCTTTGAGGAAGCGGTGAAGGTGCTCGAGGGCAAGGGCTATCGAGTCCATGCCACGGTTACCGAGCCGAGCGGGTTGCGGTCTATCCTCTTCACCCGTAAGGGCAAGATGAAGCAAGCCTCGGAGCTGACGGTTATTGCCCTCGCTCAGAGCTACGAGCAACCAAGCATGGAGCTTGATGGGTGACTACCTCAGAGAAGATGCGGGGTGCTTTCATGAGCAACGGACGGGGAGCACTCCCAACCCAGATAGAAAGAGCAACGGTGCGAAGCGTCGAGCAAGGATGATTGTTATTGGCTCAGAAACCCATGAAAGATGGTGGCTCGATGTCGAGGCGGGAATGTTAAGGCTTGAGGTTATCCAAGAAGTTCTCAGAGTTCGCTACGGTCGTAAATAGAAAAGCCCTCCAAGTGCGGAGGGCTTGAGTCTTTATGAGGTGGTCTTAGTCATACATGGCGTTCTCAATGAGCTTAATGATCGTACCTCTGATGGAGCCTTGTTCCTTAAGCCACTTGACCATGTGGACGGGGAGCCAGAAGCAAATCTGGCGGGCGTCCTCGGAGATTGGAGCGGGCATTATTTGACACCTCCCACGAAGAGCCAGAGAATGAAGAGGGCAACGGTGAAGATACCGAAGGCGAATGAGGCTACCTTGTCCCAATCGGTTACCCGTCTGTATCGCTTTGGCTCGGCTTGGAGCTGGCGGGATTCAATGATTCGCTCCATCACCTCATGGCGGAAGCGATCTTGATCGTGGAGGTTCTCACCCTTCTTTGGAGTGCGAAGGTCGGCGAAGTAGTTTTGTTCTTGTTTGTTCATTTTGTTTGTTCCTTGTTGGTTGGTGGGGAGGTTGCCCTCCCCGTTGGTTCTTACTTAAGCATAAGTTTGAGTTCTTCGATTTCTTGTTCCCATTTCTTGATTTCTTGGTTCATTGCTTGGTATCGGCTATCTGAGAAGTCTAGGTGCATCATGTGCATTAGGTTGGCTTTGATTGACCACTTGTTGCTTTTGATTACTGCTTTGATTGCGTGTGCGTTGTTCATTTCGTTTGTTCCGTATCACCGTGGTGATATAGATATTATAGACTATACTTATTCCAAAAGATACTATATTGTGAAAAATTGTTGAAAATAATTAAAAATAGCGTAAAATCTGAATATCGCCTTGCTATCGGCTACTAGAAATAGCTCGTTCAGACCGTGATAGCGAATCCCTTTATATAACTTTCTCAGTCTTTTATAGTGGTTCCATGAATAACGCTCAAGCAATTACCGAGGTTCGAGCTATCTTGAATCGGCGTTATCAGAATTACAACCAACTTCCCAACCCAGAGCGGGTGCTTCTTGCCGCCGCCGTTCTCGCTGATGACATCCAAGTTAGAGAGGTGGGCGGTAACAATAAGGGAGAATGGGTTGAGGCGATATTAGAGGGGGTCAAGCTCGGAGAAGGTTATCCTTGGTGTGCAGCGTTTATTGAGTTTTGTTGCGATGTAGCGGGCTTTACTGCTGGCCCCACCGACCGAGCCTCTGCCGCCGTTGATTCATGGCTGACGTGGGCAAAGATGGAAGGGAGGGTTACCAGCAACCCGAAGCGTGGAGACTTATGCCTCTGGAAGCGGTCAACGGGTAACCATATTGGTATAGTCACCGATTTGACGATCACGAGTGTGATGAGCATTGAGGGTAACACCACGCCGGGGGCTACGGGCAACCAGCGAGATGGTGGAGGGTGCTATCGACGTACACGCCTCAGAAACTCTTGGACGCACTTTATTTCACTAGGATAATCAACCATGGCAACTGAACCACCAAGTAACGACTTCTTCACCGGCTTATCTGGCTTTCTCTCAAGTACCTTCGGCTGGTTATCAACCGTTATTCTTGGCATCTTCGGGGGCGGCAAATTGCACCAAAGAATAGTACAGCTTGAAAAGGACTCGGAGGGGCTTTCTGGTCTCGCCGTACAAGTGGCAAAGATAGAGGCGAAGATAGACATTCTCCTCGACGACCGTAAACGGGGGTAACCCATCAACAATATCAAGACAACTCTTGAGATAACAGCCAAAGAGCCAAAAGCCCGACTTGGACTACTTTCTGACCTCCACTTCGGAGCCTCTTGTATGGTCAAGCCAGCCTTGAAGTACGACCTTGAAAGAATGGCTGCCAGCAACTGCCGAATCGGGATTAACGGCGATGTATTCGACTTTATCCTCCCTTCAGACCTTAAACGGTTCGACCTCGACGCTCTTGATCGTGAACTACTCCAAGGTGGACTCAAGCCGATTGATGCGGCGATTGAAATGGCTTACGAGTTTCTCAAGCCCTATGCCCACCTCATCGAGTTTATAGGCATCGGCAACCACGAAGCCCACGTCTCCAAGAGGCATCATATAGACGTGATGTCTATATTGCTCTACCGTCTCAACCAACTCCCCAACGTAGAGATAAAGGCGGGCGGTTGGTGCGGGTATTGGAACGTTACTCTCAAGCGGCAAACTCGCTTAACGAACTTCTTGATGTATCGCCACCACGGAGCGGGCGGGGCGGCTCCAGTCACCAAGGGCATCATTGACTTTCAGAGAATGTTAGCGTGGCAAGGGGACGTAGACGCACTTTGGATTGGTCACAAGCACAACAAGTTTGTTGATCTCGCCACTAAGATGGAATACCGCACCAAGAGAAACGAGGCACGAACCAAACAAGTCACTTGTATTATGACTGGAAGCTACCTCTCGACCTACGGAACCGAGGCGGGAACCAATCCGAGTTATGCTCAAGCGTGGAATCTTGCCCCTCAGCAGTTTGGCGGTGTCATACTTGAATTGTCACAGAGAGAGTTTTATGTCGGCAAAGAGCAAACAGTTACCGTACAATGTACGGCTATCTTGTAAGGGAACCTAACAATGAATGAACTAGTAAAGAAAATAATTGCCGGAGCATTATCCGGCTTCGTCTCGGCGTTTCTCGTTGACCTCAATGCTTGGAAGAGCAACGAGGCAATGGAGCACTTCAACTATGCCTTAGCTATCAAAAGATGGCTAGCGGGTGCGGTGAGCGGAGCCTTGACGGGGCTTGGGTTCGGTCAGCTATGAACGCCAACTTCCGCATCGGCTTTAATCTTGGCGGGTTGCTAAAGAACGTTGGGGTATTCGTGGTGAAGGTATCTCAAGAGGACGGAGAGCGGATTATCATGGTCTGCGACCAGCTCAGAGTTGCGTTGATTCTAGCGGGGCAAGGGGTGCTTGCCGACCGCTTGATTGCTGAGTTCAGAAAATAGGTATTCTTTGATCGTGGCAAATCTCGCATCTCAAAAGATTGAGACCGTTCCAATAGGAACACTTAAGCATCACCCGAAGAACCCAAGAAAGGGAGATGTTAAAAGCATCACCGAGAGCATTGAGCACAACGGGTTTTATGGGGTCGTGGTGGCTCAGAAGTCTACTGGCTACGTCTTAGCGGGTAACCATCGCATGATGGCGGCGAAGGCGGCTGGCTTGGATTCTCTTCCCGTGGCTTATGTTGACGTAGACGATGCAACCGCCCTTAAAATACTACTTGCCGATAACCGCACCAATGACCTCGCAACCTACGATAACAAGGAGCTTGCGGAGTTGCTTGCAGATGTCAGCAATACAATCGGGCTGGATGGGACGGGCTTTGATGAGGCGTTTTTAGATGGTCTTATTGGTGAGATGTCGACACCTAACTTTGCTCCCGGCACAGAAGATATGCAAGGAAGACTTGACCAGAAGAAACCGTGTATTTGCCCGGAGTGTGGACATGAATTTACGACTTGATTGGGCAACTCATCAAGCGGCAAAGTATGCCGTTGAACATTGGCATTATTCAAAGTCTTTACCCGGGGCCGATAAAGTTTATGTTGGTGTTTGGGAAGATGACATTTTTATTGGGTGTATCATTTTTAGCCGTGGAGCTACTCCGCATTTAGGTTCGCCATTTGGGCTAACTCAATTTGAATGTACTGAACTCACCCGAATTGCTTTGAACAAACACATTGCGCCAGTATCCAGAATTATATCAATAGCAATTAAATTCTTAAAGAAACAATGCCCCGGACTAAAATTAATAGTTTCTTTTGCTGACCCAACACAAAATCATCATGGAGGCGTGTACCAAGCTGGGAATTGGGTTTATTGTGGCCAAAGTCAATCATCAACATTTTATAAAATAAATGGCAAGATTACTCACCCTAGAACTTTGGGAAGTCGAGGATTAGTTCAAAACATTAACGGTGCTCGGATGTTAGATTCAAAAGCAAAAGCAATCAAGATGGAAGGTAAACACCGATATTTGATGCCACTAGATGAATCAATCAAACCTATGATACAATCGTTATCAAAGCCATATCCCAAGCGTCCGAAAGAGCACGAGCCCGATACCCTCGGAATTCGTGGGCGGTGCGACTCCGACCCGGACGCTCCAAATTTACAAGATGAGGTGGCAGAATGAAGTACACGCCTCCAGTAGTCGAGCAGATATGCAACCTTCTCAAGGGTGGAAACACCCGCAAGACCTCAGCGATTGCGGCGGGTATCAGCGAAGAAACCTTCTATACATGGATGAGAGAGAAACTTGAGTTTTCTGAGTCCGTTAAAAAAGCGGAGGAGATTGCGGTCGCTAGGAATGTTGCTATCATCAATAAGGCGGCGGGTGATACATGGCAAGCGGCGGCATGGTGGCTGGAGCGTAGACGCCGGGACGATTTTGGAAAGCATGACAAGGTAGATATTAACGCAACAGTCAAGGATGTAACCGCACTTAATGAACGTGAACTTAACGCCGAAATCTTTAGACTCCTTAGCATTACCGGAACGGCAACGATTGCTGGAAATGCTGAGGATGAAGCAACCGTTCTCGGACTGGTATCAGACAACGAAGCCGAAACACTATAGTTACCCAAGGCACGTTGAGTACCTTTGCGAGATCGTAGACAAGACGATTAAGGGCGAGTACCAGAATGTGGCTATCTCCCTTCCTCCGGGTCACGGCAAGAGCCAGACCATTACCACGAGGCTTCCTATTTATTGGGGCATGAGGAACCCACAAGATGCGATAGTGTTTACGGGCTACTCTCAAGACTTCGCCGACCGCAACCTCAGCAGACCCGCCAGAGAGCTTGCCAAGGAGTTAAACATTCTTGACGAGTCTTCTAATGCGATGAGTGAGTGGAGGTTGACCAACGGTGCGAGATTGGTTGCCCGTGGCGTTGGCTCAGCTCCAACGGGTATTAACCCTATATCCTTACTTGTATGCGATGACCCGATCAAGGATAGGATGCAAGCCGAGAGCGAGACAGAGCGGAATAACATCTGGGACTGGTGGACTGGCTCGGTGGTTCAACGGTTCTTCCCTCGAACGAAAGCCTTTGTGATTGCGACCCGCTGGCATCATGATGACTTGATTGGACGGCTGAAAGCCCAAGGCGATGATAGCTGGACGTTTATTAACCTTCCCGCCATTGCAGAAGAAGGTGACCCGCTCGGAAGGGCTGAGGGTGAAGCATTGTGGCCGGAGGTCAAGCCCCTTAACTTTCTTGAGGCCGTCAGAAGGCAGATGGGAGAGTACAACTTTCAAGCCCTCTTCCAAGGTAACCCAAGCCTTCGAGATGGTGCAATCTTCAAGGTGGACAAGGCGAGCTTTATTGATGAGCGGGAGTTGCCTCCGATGGTGGAGCGGGTGAGGAAATGGGACGTGGCAGCGAGCTCTGGAAAGGGTGACTATACAGCGGGTGTACTGGTTGGGAAGGATGCCAACGGGCGTTACTATGTCCTCGACGTTCAACGCTTCCAAGAAGGAACCGATGCGAGAAATCAACGGATGTTAGCCACCGCAAGACAAGACGGTACGGCGGTGAGGGTAGTGGTTCCCGAAGATCCCGGCTCAGCGGGTAAAGACCAAGCCCTCGCTTACCTTCGGCTCTTGAGTGGGTTTAACGCCAAGGCGGTAAGGGAGACGGGGAGTAAGGAGACCAGAGCGGACGGTATTGCATCACAATTCAACGGTGGTAACGTCTCTCTTATTAGGGCTAACTGGAACACCGCCTTTATAGAAGAGCTTAGGCAATTCCCCACGGGCAAGCATGATGACCAAGTGGACGCTTTGGCGGGAGCCTTTAATGAATTGGTGAGTAGCAATAATGTTTGGAATTGGTAACGCATGAGATTATTTGGACTTGAAATTAGAGCAGTCGGGCGGGAGCCACGGAACCGAGACCAACAATTTACCGGGCTACCCTTTGTCGGTGGAACATCTACGATGGGCGGCTATCTCCGATACGGGGCAACAGACCGCAACTGGCGAACCGAGGCGGGGCAAATTGAAAGCAATTCGACGGTAGCTATTGGACTTGGTAAAATCGCTCAGAAGGTGGCTCAAGCCAAGTTGACCGTTAAAACCATTAACCCAGACGGGAGTTACTACTACAAGCCAGACCCACGGCTCTTCTCCTTTACCGCACCGATGCCGGGACTTGATGAGGCAACCATACTCAAGGCGATTGCGTGCCCTCTCAAGGTATACGGCAATGCCTACCTTCTCAAGAGGCGTAGTAAGACGGGCTTTCTTATTGGCTTGGCTCCGCTCATGCCTTGGCAAGTTGTGCCGAAGTCTGATATACATATTGACGGTACGCCGAATAACGGGAACGAGTTAATCACCCGATACCAGATAACACCCTACGGAGGCGGTGCGATGTTCTACGCCGCTCCTTCTGAGATTATCCATTTTCGAGACGGCATGGTAGACGTGGCAAACCCAGCCCTTGGGATGTCCCCATTGATGGCCGCCCTTCGCCAAGTGGTCACCGATAACGAGGCGAGCAACTACGCCGCTACCTTGATGACCAATATGGGTATCCCCGGCGTTATCTTCTCGCCGAAAGACCCTAATGCAATGGAGCCAACGCAAGAGCAAAGAAAGTCTATGCGTGATCGTTGGCAATCCTTCTCAAGAGATAGACGAGGGCAAGCGATGGATTTGCCGGGAGCGTTCGAGATTACACGGGTTGCAATGTCACCAACAGACATCAAAGCCATTGAGCAAAAGGTGCATACTATGACCGAGCTTCTTGCCTCGCTCGGTGTTGACCCTATGATTGTTGGACTTCCTAGCGACTCCAAGACCTACAACAACATCTCAGAGGCTAGAGAGATATTTATTGAGGACACAATCTTATCCTTGCTCTCCGTTATCTCAGCGACCCTTGACAAGGCGTTTGCCGATGAGGGGTTAGGGCTTAAGCCAAATGAGTTTCTCGCCTTCGACCCAAGTGTGTACCGTGAGCTCGATGAGGACATAAGTGCCAAGTACACAAGGGCAGAATTGGCGTTCAAGGCGGGAGCCTCTACCCGTGGAGAGTTTAGAAAGGCTCTCGGATTCCAAGACGACTTGGCAGACCCTCGAACGTGGTTCGATATGAACGCACTAGCCTCACCGCTCCCAACCACCCGAAGCATTAAGAAGTACGATAAGAGCCAGTTTAGACGGCTCGAAGATATTCAACTTGAAAGCTGATGCCTTGTAACCATATCACCGAAAGCACCGCAAGGAAGCTCACCTTTATACCCAAGGTGGTAGAAATTCGTGCGATGCCAGCCGCCTTTGATAAGCCCGGTCGGAGCTATCAAAAGTGGTATGCCGATATGCTGAACTTCAACTGGAACACCGCTAAGAACGCAAGCAAGCGATTGGTAAACGGTGGCAACGTTGAGGCATGGGCAGACAACTTCTTTGATGCAATACTCCAAGCGAACGCAAACAGTCATTGGATAGGGCGGGACTTGGTAAGCCTTGACTCGACCAGCTTTGAGGAACTGGACATTCTAGCAGCCAGAGCGATTGCAGACGATGACGCCGAATACCTTCAAGGGTTTATTGATGACATCCTCGACGGGCGATACACAGATGAGGACGGCGAGTTAATGCTTGACCAAATCCTCAACCGCCAAAAGCTATACATGGGCAAAGCGAGGGGCATAAGTGCTCAAGCCTCGGTGGACAATCTTGATCTCGAAACAGAAATAACTTGGGTGTTGGGAGGTGTTGAGAAACATTGCTCAGATTGTCCACGGCTGGCAAGCATCTCACCGTACTTCAAGGATGACTTGTTCACGACCCCCGGAGCTTGTGACACCCCTTGCCTTGGGAACTGTAAGTGCCACCTTGAATTCGAGATAGGCGGTAAGAAGGTGCAGACAATAAAACCCGTAACATTGGAGAATGATTGATGGCAGAGAATATAATGGTTCCCCCCGTAGGTGTTCAGAGAGCGTGTAAGCGTGGTCTGGTGATGTTTGAGGAAGGCAAGGGCGGGGACGGACTTGAGCCAGCCACCATCAAAGAGGCTCGCTCGATGGCACGAGGTGAGGAACAGACCGAGGCAAAGATACGCAAGGGTAACCGATGGTGGGCAAGAAATGCCAGATTCCTTGATGAGCCAGAGGACAGCCCAGCAATGGTGGCCGCCCTTCTTTGGGGAGGCGAGCCGGGTATGAGATGGTTCAAAAGGGCATACGAGTACGTCCTAAAAGAAGAGAAGTCTTTACAAATGAATTTTAATACAAGACAAGAACGCCAATTCGAGCTACGAATGGAAGGGGCAGAAGCCTCTAACGGTGGACTCAAGGGCATGGCACTCAAGTACGGGGAACTGGATTCTTATTGTTCCGTATTCGCTCCCGGCTCAGCCACCGCCGCCCTTCCCGACTTCGTGGCAAACGGTTCCTTCCTTGAATCTCATGATGCTGACGATCTCGCCATTGGCTATATTAAGTCAGCAACAGATAACGGCGTAGGCGTTGAGGTTGAGGTGGAGTATCATTCAACCCCAGCCGCTAAGGACGCCCGAACCGTAGCTCTTGAGCGATTGGCTGCTGGTAAGAAAGTGGGCTTGAGTATCGGCTTCACAATTGGCGACTACCTCGAATTTGAGAACGGAGAAGAGATGCTCCGAATGGTTGACACCTTGGGCATGGACAAGAACCTCTTTAATGTCGAGTCCATCCGCAAGTGTAACCGTGAGTGCTACTTGATTATGCGACTGGCGAAAATCTATGAGGTAAGCCAAGTCAACTTCCCGGCGGTTCCAGAATCGGAAGCCTCGGAAGTGCGAAACAGTTTGAAGGGTGCTCATGCTGGCAAATCCTTCGCAGACGAACTCTCCTCCGTTCTTGATGCGGTTGAGATGGTCACAACCAGAGCGACCGAGGTCTTAGCACTTCGAGAAGCTCACGACAAGACACTAGGCAAAGCGACCCTTGAGCGGTTAGAAGCGATTCGGAGCAATCTGAATGAGCTACTAACCCGAGCAAATGAGCCAACGGTTCAAGAGCTTCAAGCGGTTAAATTCGCCCAGTTGGAGAAACTACTGAAATGAAATCTAACCAAGAACTCAACCAACAGTTGAGCGAAGCGGTAAGTTTTGTTGATGCGACCCGAAGCGAATACGCCGGCAAGAAAGTTATGCCCGCTGACGTGGAAGCTCGATTCGACAAGGCAGTAGCCGATATGCTCGACGCTAAAAAGGAGCTTGAACTACGCTCCCAAATCGACAACGCACGATCCTTCCAAATGGCAGAGGGTAACAACCCGTCCATCATGGGTGGCAACGCTCAAGATAGCAAGCAAGAAGACGCTCTTGTTCGAGCATGGAGAGGCTACCTTCGAGGTGATAATAGCCAGCTCGCACAAATCCGAGCCGCTCAGCAAGTTAACCCGAACACTGCGGGTGGCTTCCTTGTTCCTAACGCGATTGCTCAAGAGATTATCAAGCCGGTGGATAATCCAATCTTCATGCGACAAATCTCCAATGTTCAGCAAATCAATGCGAACGTTGCGATTCCTCGACAGAACACAAGGTTGACCGCTTATTGGCAAGGCGAAACAGAGACCGCAGTTACCTCCTCGGTAGCAGTTGGTCAACGAGACTTCAAACCTCACCGAGTGACCGTTCGAACTTCGGCTTCCAGACTCTTGATTGACCAGTCGGTTATCAACGTCGAGCAATGGCTTGGCGGCGAACTCGACTACGCTTCTCGATTGAAAGAGGAAGATGCGGCGATGCAAGGCAATGGCGTTGGTCAATGGCTCGGCATCTTCACCGCTTCTGCTGATGGTATCCCGACTTCAAGAGACGTTGAAACCGCTGGCGTTGGAACCATTGCGGCTGATGACATCATCTCAACGATCATGAACGTAAAGGCAACTGTACGAAACCTCGGTAGCTGGGTTGGCTCTCGCCAATTCGTCACCGCCGTTATGAAGCTCAAAGACTCCGCAAACCAGTACATCTTCACAGAGTCTGCTGGCATCGGTAACGTTCTCGCCGTTGGTACTCCTATGTTCCTCAAGGGGCGACCTTTGTATGAATCGGAAAGTGCTCCAACCGCTCTTACCACTGGAACTTATGCGGCCGTATTCGGAGACTTCAACTTCTACCGAATTTACGACTTCATGAACCTCTCGGTACAAGTGCTCGACCAAGACCCATACGCATCAAACGGTGAGTACGGTTATGTCATGCACAAGTTCTCTGATGGTGCTCCAGTCCTTGACGAAGCGTTTAGCCGCTTGAAGGTGAAATAACATGGCAACATTCAACGAATACCAAATCGTTACCGTCTTCCCAGATGCCACCGCCGCAACCACTAAAGGGCTTGCCGCTGGTACAACTGACGTTAACTCTTCGACAATCGACTGCTTGGGTTGCTACGCTCTCAACGTGGTTATCGACCTCGGTGCGGTTACTTCTACTGGTGTTGGTACATTCCAACTTCAGCGAAGCGATAACAACTCTTCGTGGGCAAACATCACCGGAGCGACTTACGCTTGGACAGATGCGGACACCAACAAGACGGTAACCATTGCTCTCTCTGAGTTGACAAATCGGTACATCCGAATTGTTACCGACCGAGGAACCGCCAATACCGTTATCAGCGGTATCAAGGCGTACATCTCTCCACGAGCAGTTGCGGTTACTCAAGCGACCGGAGCCAACCAGAACGCCGCTCAACCAGTAGTGGTTGCTGGCTCCTACCTCTAAGAACGAATGGCATATATCACCACCACCGACTTGAATACCTACCTTGTAGCGAAGGGCTTTGTAGATGACGATCTCGAATCGGCAGACCTTACACGGCTCCTAAATACAGCTATCGAAGAATGGGAGAAGTTGGTGGGGGTGACGCCATTTCAAGCCGTCTCAAGCACCAAAACCTTTGATGTAAGAGACATCCAAGCAGACCGGAGGGGTTATATTCTTGACCTCTCCGTTCCCTTGTCAGCCGCTCCAACCTTAGTTAAGAGTGGCGTAGAAACGGGCAACGTCGGGCAGACGATAAACCAGTACGATGATTGGCTACTACCCGATTACTCAGCCCCGTACAATCAACTTATCTTCAGAACCAAGCCATCCTTTCGACTTGAGGTAACCGCCCCGTGGGGGTATATGTCCTCGGCTTCTATTGGCGATCCAATCAATGACGCCATTCTATACCTCGTATCTGCGAGAGTCATGGAGGAGAATGACGGCAAGCAAGGGCGGGTCTCACGTCTCAAAACGGGTCTTGTTGAAATGTCCATGCCCGATGATTCAAGCGAAATCTTCCGCAAGAGGGCTAGATTCATTGCCAAGGGCTATAGACTTTCATGAGCGTACCACTCAAACCTCATACCTTCCGCATCTTCCTCCAAGAGGCTCGAATTGTTGCCAATCAAGTTATCCAAGGCTACGACCCTTTGGAGCCGGGGCAATCGGTGCGGGGATGTGCTCAACACCTCTCACCGTCTGCCTCTTATGATGCCTTCGCAAGAGAGGTTAACAACGGCTTTGCCTTCTATTTTGACCCTTCCGATATGAATAAAAGCGTAACGCAAGTGGGCGGGACGATTGAGTATAACGGCGACCTTTACGCCATTGAGAAAGTCCAAACTAACGAGCAAGGAATTGCCACCGACCATATAGCGGTGTACGCCGTACAAGTGAGACACTAATGCCGCATTATACTTCCCTCTTTAATGCTATCGCCGCTCATATAAAGACGGCGTGGGACGTTGAGACCACATCAGCGGGTAGAGCAGCCAAACCAACGCCTCAACTTCCAAGAGCGGTAGTTACGCTTGAGAGTTGTGATCGTAACCAAGCCGGAAGAAGCGTCGAACAAACATGGACGTTCACGATTGGCGGGGAGTTCGCCTTGCCATTAACGCCCGACCCTCAGCAGTTTATAGCGAATCAAGCCGAGGCTCTTATTGACCTTCTCACTCCGTTCTCGGAAAGTTCTGGAAGTATTCCCACGGTTCCGGCCGCTTTCGGTGGCGTTGGCTACCAGCCCTTTGTAACAACGTGGACGCCTATACCAATGGATGACGCCGACAACTCTTGTGGCGTCTTAATTACCTTCACGGTGAGGACTACCGTATGGCAGTAAAACGAACCCCGACCCAAAGCTACTTTGCGACTATTGAGAAGTTCAAGAAGATGAACGCCACGATGGACGAGGGAGCAGCCGAGATTCAGAAGTCCCTAGACCGTGACCTCAATGAATTCACAAGCGGAGCCAGCCCAAGCGGGAAAGCCCGCCTCAAGTGGTTACGCAAGTTGCGCCACCCTTACGGGCGGGGAATGAGTTCAAGTGCTTCGACGCCTACGGGGAGAAAGCGGGGAGCGGGACGCAAGGGTAAAGCCCCAACACTTCCCATCGGACAGATAACGGGAGGGCTACGAAGAGCCAAGTTTACCAAGCTCTCGAAGGCGAATCAAAAGTATACAATCACGGCGGGATTCAACAAGGGTGCAAAAGGTGCTCTCTTCGCCGTCTTACCTTTTGGAACTAACAAAATGGTTGGGAGAGGTCTTTGGGCTCCAACCGAGAAGGGAGCTTTAGGGAAGCGAGTAAAAGCCTACCGAAAAGCCTTCCGAGATACATTTATCACAAAGAATAGACAGCCATGAAATACGCCGCCGGAGACTTAACAGCCTACACCCTCGGAGGGACATCGTACCTTGCCGACTTTACCAACGTCAGCTTTAAGGTTGGCGTCAAGACTGAGGAGGGCAAAGCGGGAGCCGCTCGCCATGCTCAATCTACCCCAGTTAAGAGAATGTTTGAAGCTAAGACCGAGATCATGCGAACGGTAACAAGCACTCGCCAAACATCTCTTACCGTTACCGTTGCCTCGATTGTTGCAAGCGTCACCGCTAAGCTACGCTCATGCACGATCAACGTAACAACAGCTTCTCAAGAGTGCTCAGCACTTGCGGACGGCTTCGAGACTTACCAAGCCACTGGCACCAAGTTTACTGGCTCGGGTGTCCTTCAAATCTTGGACGCTGACACAACTACGCTGATGGAGACGGTAAACAATGCTACTCTCTCTAGCGTTGAGACTACGTTATCTTTGAGCGTTGGTGGCGTGGTGCTGGTGCTTCCAATCACCTTGACCTCTGCCGAGATTGCGACTGAGCGAGATGGGCTTATTCTTGTTAACATTGAGTTTGAGCAAAGAGGTACACCGACCACGGTTAGCGGTTCAACCCTTCTCACCTCGGTTCTCACGGGTACTACCTTGATTGCGTTTGTAGCGACTATACAAACAATCGGAACTTACACTGGCTCCACGCTGATTGACTCGGCAACCTTCACGGTTCCAGAGCAAGGGATTGTGACCGAGCAGTACAACTTTAAGGGACTTGGTACTCTCGTTAAGTCGTAAGGTAACCTTACAAATAATTGTTAGGAGAACGAACAATGGCAAAAGAAGAAAAGGTACAAGAACTCGGCGGCGGCTTCAAGCCCGTCAACTGCGAACCAGAAGTTAAGGAAGAAGTGAAGCCCGCCAAGGATGAGGCGAAAGAAGACGTATGATAGGCGACCTCGTTAACAAGGTGCTTAAGATGTCCGCACCGCCCTCCGATGAGATAGAATTAACAATCATTGAGGGCGTGAAGATTAAGTTCCGAATCTTGGTAGACATGGAAGAGCGGATGAAGGTCGAGGAGGAAGTCATTCGGTGGGCAAAGGGCTTTGCGGCCTCGGTTGAGCGTGGTGCGGTTCTGGATGCTTGGAAAGAGGTAGCGACCGATAACCTCGCAATTCTTGCTCAAGTTAAGATGCTGGCGATGCTCTCATTGACAGACGATTTTAAGAGTGAGTTAGCTTGGATGACGATTGCAAAGCGGGCGGCTCCAGTCTTTGCGGGAACGGTTACAGCACTTGACCAAGCGGCGGCAAATAAGGCGTCAGATTATGCGGTCTTCTTGGAGGGAAAAGGCTCCTTGAAGGAGACCCCAATTACGCCCAAAAGTGCCGAGTAGCAGTAGATGTATACGGTGAGTGGTTCGACGATCTCGACAACCACCGAAAGGTAAGAGTGTTGCAGATATGTGCTTTGAATGAGGTTTGCCCCAGACAGCCTCAGCAAGTGATAATGGTAGGTTAAAAATGGCAAGCGTAGTAGTAGAACAAGTAGTAAGTATGTACGAGCTTGACGCTTCCAAGTATAAGGCGGGAGCGGCTAGCGTGGTTGGTGCTTCAAAGCAAGCAACAGACGCCGCTAAAAATGTTGGTTCCAGTTCCAGTTCACTTAGACAAAAGCTCAAGGGGTTGGGTGATGACCTCGGGGTTCTTGGTCAAGGCTTTGGCATACTTACGGCGGGAGCGGCGGCACTTATTGCACCCTTCGCCATTGGTGGCAAGAAAGCCGTTGACACCGCTATTCAGTTTGATACCCTTAACCGCTCTCTCACAGCGATTGTCGGTTCTGGAGCACGAGCCTCACAAGTGCTTGGATTCGTTGACGAGTTAGCCATTCCCTCCATCTTTGACACGGCGACACTTGGAGAGGCGGCAAAGCTCCTTGAGGCGTTCGGTCTTAAAACGGAAAGGTTCCTTCCGATTGCTGAAAAGCTCGGGACGGTCTTTGGTGGCAACGCTGAAAGTTTAACCTCGTTTATCTCGGCTCTTGGCTTCATTCGGTCGGGTCGGTTCGGTGAGGGCTTTGAGTCATTGGCAAGAGGTGGCGTTAGCCGTGAAGCGTTGACCGCTAGAGGGCTAACTTTTGATAAGGGTGGATCATTCACCGGAACGGTTGAGCAAGCGTTAACAGCGGTTGAGGCGGTAGTAAATGACAAGTTCGGCAAGTTGGCTGATGAGATGGCATCCGGCCCAGCGGCTAAGTTGGCAAGTCTTGGAGATGCCTTTAACCGAGCGATGAGGCAAATAGGCGTCCCACTTGTTGAACGTCTACTTCCTTTTGTTGAACGTATAGCGGCGGCACTTGGGAACCTCGGAGAAGCCAACGTATTCGGCGATGCTATTTCTGGCTTTCTTTCTGGGCTTGGTGCGGTTCAAACATCGACCCTAGACGTAGAGGACTCTCTTTTGAGATTGGCTGCTGGCTTTGTTGGATTCGGTACATTCCTCGGCAACTTCTTCGAGGGAATGATGATGACTATAAAAGCCGTCTTGAAGACTACTATTGTGGGGCGGTTAGTATCGGGGCTCTTTGATAGTAAGGGCGGAGGGGTTGGGAACTTCTTTAGAGACGCCTTCGGGATAACGGCGGCTGAGGAGTTTTACAGCAACTCACGCCAAAGAATGAACACCTTAGCAACCAAGCCAACGGAGACCGTAGCGGATAACCTCGCAACCAGTCTAGGGGCAAAAGCCGGAGGCACTCCACCACTTGAGGAGATTGCCCAGAATACAAGAATTACAGCCGAGAACACCGAGAAGCTAGCAAACCTTCAAGACCGGGTACTCGGCGGCGGTTCACTCGGAAGTCGTGGTTTATCCAGACAAGAGTTGAGCGACATTCAGACGGGCAGAGGGGCAAGTGGAACCCGTGAGATCAAGACTATTCTTGTTGAGCTTGGAGTTGCGATTGAGCGGGGCATGAGCAGAACAGCGGCGAGAGCGATTGGTAACAATGTCTCACGGCGGGAGGTTTAATGCCACGTCCAGAGTTTGATGTCACCATTGACGGAGCACAAGCGAGACAAGCGAGAGATCGTATCGGTTTCTCAGCGGGTGGAGACGACTTCAACACGGGTTCTTTCTT